GCGATGTCTAAACGTATTGGTCGTTTCCCGTCGGCTAAAGATGGTGGCCCGACGTGGCATGGTATGTGGGGGGACACTAACCCGCCTACTATGGACACTTGGTGGTACTATCAGATGGAAGGCCTAGACCCTAAAGATGGTGTAAGTCCCAACGACAACGGGTGGCATGTGTTCAAACAGCCGTCAGGACGCAGCCCATACGCAGAGAATATTGAGAATCTCCCCGATGGATACTACGACACACAGGGTCGTTCGGAAGAATACATCCGTGTGTATATTGATGGGGAGTACGGGTTAAGTTCCGCTGGACAACCTGTGTATAAATACTTTAGGCCTGACTATCACATGGCATCCGAAACCCTCCGACCAATAATCAATGGGGTACGCCCTATTGTAGTCGGGATGGATTTGGGGTTGACACCTGCAGCAGTAATAGGGCAACAAGACCCTCGCGGGCGGACGTTGATACTAGATGAGGCAGTGTCCTTTGATATGGGCATTCAACGGTTCGTCCGCACCATACTCAAGCCTTTAATCAATGACAGATTTATGGGAGCGCCTATCCTAGTGGTAGTTGACCCAGCCGGTATCCAGCGTGCGCAGACGGATGAGCGAAGTGCCGTGGACATCATTAAAGCAGAAGGTTTGCGCGTTATCCCTGCAAAAACCAACAGTGTGTCGGCTCGTTTATCCGCAGTGGACGATTACCTGATGCGCCATGTTGATGGGGATAGCGCCTTTTTAGTAGACCCACATTGTACGCAGTTGAAAGCTGCGATGATGGGGGGATATAGGTTCCATCACAAAAATGGAAATATTGAAAAAAATAACCACTCTCACGTTGCAGAAGCGTTACAATATCTGATGTTGCATATTAACCACGCCAGTGAAGCAGCGTTTGCATTACAGAAACGTGATGTAAAGAGGGTTGCAGCAGCGGGCTGGACTTGATAAAATGCACATGTCAAGCAACGTTTCATTTGACTCCTTCCTAGAACCTCCCACTGTTTTGCCCCGGTGGGGGGTTTATTTTTGTTCGACAAACTTTAACTTGCGTGTATACTTCTGTTAATATATACATATTCTCAGGAGGCTGACTATGAAATGTGGACAAGGTAAACCTTACATGATTTTCTCAAAGAACGAGAAAATGGATACTAGTGGTTACCATGAACGTCGTCCTAAAGAGTATAAGGACGGTGGATATGTGTACATTGATAAGAATGATGATGACACAAAAGCCACCCATAAAGAACTGAGTTATCTCGAGGGGGACAAAGATGCCATTAGTTAAGCAGCCAGACGGTACATATAAGAATGAAGGTACGACTACTATTACAGATAGAACAGTAATAAGTAGTTCAGCACCTAAGCCTTACAGACAGATAGACACCCGTGACGATTCCGGTAAAGGACTGGAGTACAAAGAATACGACACGACAATGGAAGATTGGGCTAAAGCTCCTAAAACTCGTCTTGATGGTAGGTTCAAAATCCAAAAGCCAAAGACTTATGAGAAGCCGGGTGAAGTAAAATATTATGGTAATGAGCATAAAGAAGCTGCTGAGAAGCTAAACCAACAACGTTGGGATGCGTATAATCGCAGGCAGACAAATGAGTATATTCGAACTGGTTCAGCAGCACCTGATGAAAAGATTGAGATGTCAGAGGTAGCTCAGGGTGAGCTGCGTAGAGCTAAACAAGATTATGGTTCCAAACAACGAGGCCGCGCAGAACGTGGTTCGGCACTTATGGAAGAAGTTAAGAACCGTGTAGACGAAATGAAAAACGCAGCTACTGCATCAGTTCAGAGTATGGGTATAGCATCTGGTGGAACAGGAAACTTTAAAACTGCAGTGAAAGAGGCTCGAAGTTTTATTAACTCATTGAAAGATGGCAAGGGTTTTAAATAATGCTTACAGTAGTCGGAAATGATGAACTGAACAGACGCGAGCAAGAGCTACGCGACAAGGAGTTGGCTGCTCGCCAGAGTGAGCCGTTGATTCTTGGTCTTGCTGCTCACCTGCGTACTTGTTGGGATGCTGCACGACAAGCTAAGAAGCCTATTGAAAATATTATGCTGAAAGGACTACGCCAACGTAATGGCGAGTATGAAGCAGACAAACTAGCTCAGATTCACGCACAAGGTGGTTCTGATATTTATATGCAAATCACAGAAGTTAAGTGTCGAGCAGCCGAAAGTTGGTTGCGTGATATTCTTCTCGACTCAGGTACCCCTCCTTGGGACTTGCAACCTACACCTATTCCTGACCTCTCTCCTCAACAAACTCTAGAACTTCAGGAATTGTTCGCTGCTGAAGTAGTGAAGCAAGTAGAGATGACTGGTCAAGCGCCAACGCCTAACGATATTGCTGAGATGAAAGAGATGTTCTCTCAGGATTACCGCTTCAAACTTCTACAAGCTGCCGATAATCGGGCGCAAAAGATGAAGCTAAAGATTTCTGACCAGTTTGCACAAGGCGGTTGGGCAGAGTCGTTCAACGAATTTATTACAGACCTAGTAACTTATCCATGTGCGTTTGTGAAAGGACCAGTGGTCCGTCGCCAACGTAAGCTAGGTTATAAGATGGATGAAACCGGTAGAACTATTGTTGCTGCCGATGAAGTTATTGCACCAGAGTTTGAGCGTGTAGACCCGTTCCGAATCTATCCAGAACCGGGCGTTACTACACTGAACGATGGTTATTTGTTTGAGCATCACCCGCTTAGCCGTACAGAACTAGCCGACTTGATTGGTGTTCCGGGTTATGACGAAGATGCAATTCGTAAGGTACTAGAGATTGGTAACGGTTCTTCTTGGATTAACGAAGATGTAGAGTTAGCTAAAGACGAAGAAGAACGTAAGTTCCATACCTTTAACCGTCCTACTGATACCTTTGATGCCCTAGAGTTCTGGGGTAAAGTCACAGGTAAGATGCTTGTAGACTGGGGTTTAGATGAAGAAGACATCCCTGATACAGCTCGTGAGTATGATGCAAACGTATGGATTGTAGGTAACTACGTTATTAAAGCGGTGCTTAACTATGACCCGCTAGGCGAGAAGCCATACGCCAAAACATCATTTATCAAAACTCCGGGCGCGTTCTGGGGTAAAGGTATTCCAGAGATTATTGAAGACATCCAGAATGTCTGTAACGCAGCTGCCCGTGCATTGATTAACAATATGGGTATCTCGTCAGGTCCTCAGGTTGAAGTTAACCTTGAGCGTATTCCACCTAACGAAGATATTACTCAGTTGCACCCTTGGAAGATTTGGCAGGTAACTAATGACCCGTTTGGTTCTAGTTCTCCTGCAGTTCGTTTTACACAACCAGATGACAACGCTAACACGTTGTTAGGTGTGTACGATAAGTTTAGCAAATTGGCTGATGACCATTCAGGCATTCCCTCTTATGTATATGGTGACTTGAATGTGTCAGGGGCAGGACGTACCGCGTCGGGGCTTTCGATGTTGATGGGTTCAGCCGGTAAGGGGATACGTCAGGTCGTCATGCATATTGACGCAGATATTATTAAACCTATTGTACACCGTCAGTTCGTATACAACATGCGATATGACGAAGATGAAAGTATTAAGGGCGATGTTGAGATTACACCTAAGGGTGCAGTCAACCTTGCAGTCAAGGAGACTGTCAACATGCGTCGACTAGAGTTTCTTAACGCAACCGCCAATGAACTCGATATGGAGATTGTTGGTAAGGATGGCCGTGCAGCGATTCTTCGTGAAGTGGCTAAAGGGTTGCAAATGCCTGTGGATGACATCATTCCATCTCGGGAAAAACAGAACTATCAATCTAAGATTGAGATGAAGATGAAAGCTGAGGCAGCGCAAGCTGAAGCGGCAGGCGCTCCGTCTCAACCAGATGGTTCTCCCAAAGGTGGTCGTGATGCAAACACAGTTAGTAACCGTGACACGGGGAGGTCTTGATGAAAAGGCCGAGTCCGGAAGTTATTAAGGCATTAGCTCAAATGGAACACCAATATCCAGCAGTCGGTAACTGGTTGCGGGAATGGGGAGGCCATGAGTTAACGCAGCTACCTAATGTCACACAGAGTACGGCACTTGCACAGGGGCGGTGTCAGGTTCTGTTAGAGCTTATTAAGCTCATTGAAGAGTCCCCTGAGTTAGCTGGCAAAGTCAAATGAGACAGCCTGCTTTTAATTACGCACACCGATAGGAGCGATTATGTCAATACCAAAGCAAGTTCAGAAACAGTCTGAGGAAGTACAAGAGTTATACAAACAACTTAATGGAGTACCAGAGGAAGTACAGGCGGAAGCCGAGGCATCCAATGAACCCGTTACAGAAGTAGTAGAAGCTCAGTCCGACAGTGTTAAGAATGAGGCACCTAAGTCTGAAGCCGAGGAGCAAGGCAAAACAGACACTCAAGGAAAAGAAACTTGGGAACAAAAGTACAAAACTCTACAAGGAATGTATAACGCAGATGTTCCGCGCTTAAATGCAAAGAATCGTGATATGCAGAACCGAGTAGCCCAACTGGAGCAGTTGTTAAGCACTATGAACAATCAGCCTAAACCTCAAGCAGCCCCTGTGAACAACGACCCGTTGATTACGGAAGCTGATGTAAAAGAGTACGGTGATTCGATTGATGTCATGCGCCGAGCAGCTCGTGAAGAAGTCAATGCCGCGAATGGGCGGATTGCACAGTTGGAGGCAATGGTTCAACAGATGCAAGGAGTTGTACCTCAGGTACAGCAAGTGCAAGCTGCACAGAAAGCATCTAGTGAACAAGCATTTTGGAACCAGCTCTCAAGCACAGTCCCTAATTGGGAAGAAATTAACGATAACCCAGACTTTCAGACTTGGTTGTTGGAGATGGACCCCCTATCAGGAATTAGTCGTCAAACGTATCTAGATGACGCGCAACGTAATCTGGATGTGCCACGAGTGGCGAATTTCTTTAAATCTTGGGAACAGGCAACTGGTAAGACAATCGATGCTCAGGAGAAAAGACCATCAACTAATTCTCAGCTTGAGAAGCAAGTTTCACCGGGGCGTGGTCGTTCTGGTAGACCTGCAGTTCAAGAAGGTCAAAAGTATTCTCCAGCGGATATTACAGCGTTCTTTGATGCTGTCCGTAAAGGAAGATACAAAGGTCGAGAAGAGGAACGTGGTCGGATTGAAAGAGACATTTTCGCGGCACAGCGAGAAGGTCGTATCGTAACTGCATAATTAAAAGGAGGTCGTTATGGCTTTTGCAGTATCCGGTGGTCGCCCCGATTATAGCGGCAACTTCATTCCAGAAATCTGGAGTGGAAAACTTATCGAGAATTTCTACGACGCTACGGTGTTGTCAGCAATCTCGAATACTGACTATGAAGGTGAAATTCGCCAAATGGGTGATACGGTTAACATCCGTACTACTCCAGAAATCACAGTCAAAACTTATGTTAAGGGTCAAACTCTAGCGGTTGAAAACCCTGACAAGGCTAAACTACAACTCGTTATCGACAAAGGTGAGTACTTTGCTTGTGTTGAAGATGACGTTGACCAAGTACAGTCTGACATTGCACTTATGGACCAATGGTCTAAAGACGCTTCTGAGCGTATGAAGATTAAAATTGACCAGCGTGTTTTGACAGATATGCTTACAGACGTATCTTCATCTAACAAAGGTGCTTCTGCTGGTCGTATCTCAGGTAACTTAAACCTAGGTACAGCTGGTACTCCATTGTCTCTAACTAAGTCTAACGTTATCGATTCTATCGTTGACGCTGGTACTGTGTTGGATGAGGCTAATGCTCCTGAACAGGACCGTTTCCTTATCATTCCAGCTAAGATGGCAGGTCTTATCAAGCAATCTGACTTGAAAGATGCGTCTATCACTGGTGACAACACTTCACCATTGCGTAATGGTCGTCTTGGTATGATTGACCGTTTTACAGTTTATGTATCTCACAACCTTTACAAAAATGGTGCTGAGTTCAGCTGTATCGCTGGTCACAAGATGGGCTTCACTTTTGCATCTCAGATGACAAATATGGAGACTATCCGTTCAGAGACTACTTTCGGTAACATCATCCGTGGCTTGCAAGTTTACGGCTATAAGGTTGTAAAACCTGAGGCTCTTGCGACTATGGTTGTAAGCGTATAAGGAGGGCTGAACAATGGCTACATATAACGATGGTAAAGGATACAACCTTGGTACTGGTGCAGCTCACGTTGCAGCAGGTATTAACAATGTATCGTCAATTACAGTTGACCTAGACTTCGCGGCTATCACGACTGCTCGTGCGGCAGCTGGTCTAACTGCTCTTGCAGCTACTGACGTTCTTGAGGTTGTTAAGATTCCAGCGAATACGTTGGTTCTTGGCGTAGCTCTTAACGTGACTACTGCAGAGGGTGGCACTCTGACTATCGACGTTGGTGACGGCGACGACCCAGATGGCTACCTTGATGGTGTCAACGCAAACACAGCAGCAGCTTACTCACTAAACGCAGCAGCAGGTACTCCTACTGGCTACGCAGGTGGTAAGTATTACACTGCAGAGGATACAATCGATGTGACTACTGTTAACGCAGCAGACGCAGCGGTTATGTCACTTACAGTTGTAATGGTTGACTGCTCGTAAATGATTGGGGGGCTTCGGCCCCCCTCTCTACACGGAGAGTATGCTTATGAGTGATGTACACGGAGTAAAAGCAAAGCAGCTTACAGCTGACGGTGTTATTAGTGATAAGCGTGCTTATGTAAATAAAGTTGTAGTATTCCATCCTCTTTCTCAGGATTCGGTCTACAGTTTTTATGATTCTGCTACAAGTTCTGTTTCAGGACTAACTCCCTACACATACGAGGTCTACGGAAAAGGTACTGACTACCTAGATATTCCGAAAGACGGTGTATTATTTGAAAACGGTATTTACGCTACTGTCGAGACAGGCACTACGTTGACCGTGTTTTATACGGAGGCATAATGGCTAAGCAGATTGATAAATCAAAGATGGCCTGCAATAAACCAAAGCGCCAAGTACAGGGCGGTAAAAAGTTTGTTGTGAAGGCTTGCGCGAATGGCAAAGAGAAGATTATTCGCTTTGGCGACGCTAACATGACAATCAAGAAGGATAACCCAGAGCGACGTAAAAGCTTCCGTGCGAGGCATAAATGTGATACACCAGCTGGTAAGAATAAACTTACAGCTAGGTATTGGTCTTGTAAGAAATGGTGATAAAATGAGCCTATGCTTACCCCAATTTGGAGAGGAAAAAATTATGGCTGGACGTTGGCTACGAAATATTAAGGACGGTGAAATCTACGGTTGGAACGAGATTCTAGCTGAAAATCCTAACACCGAAGAAATTACTGAGGAACAAGCGTTCCCAGAAAAATTTATGACAAAGAAACAAAGTACTCGTAAAGCTAAGGTAAACTTGGAGACTGAACTGCCAGAAGTTGGCGATGATACTCCAGAGGAGTTAGCCGAGGAAGCAAGTAAAGGTTTGCCTAAATGATTTTAGATGATGTCATCACAGAGGTAAGACGTATCCTACAGGATACAAACTCACCACAGCGTTATAGCGACACTGTGTTGTTGGGTTTTGCTAATCAGGCATTGAAGCGTATTGCTGTGCTTCGTCCTGATTTGTTTGCTTACATTGGTGACATTACTTGTACTGCAGATTCTGTGGTGCAATCTATGCCGTCGGATTCTATCCGTCTCATAGAAATTTACTCTGTTAA